CAGAATGATGTTTCGTGGTATCTGGAAACATGACAACAATCACAACATTTATGCTCACTTAAAAGGTCAAGTGTTAAGTGTAAATGCATAATATTACAGAATTTTTAGCATCGGAGTAATTCGTTTTAGTCTAAAATAGCTAGACATGGCCTTAATAATTAAGCTCTAGCGATGCCGAATGTGTGTATTTTATAATCCAATATTCTAACTTTTTGACTAATTGAGTTTGTAGGGTACGCACAATAGGTAGAACATATAGGAAACATTTACTATATTATACGGTAGAAAAGTGCGTATTGTCTTTTTATGTTGATTTGCTTTAATATGTATAGAAAATCATTAATTATCGTTACTAAAGTAATGGAAGCTATTAATTATCAATACAAACCATTAATTATCACTAGTGAAAGTGACTTACAACCATTAATTATCGGAAATAAGTACATAAAACAAGTACTTTGTATAGGTAATATATACCTATTATTACTACCGATAACTTTTGGCATGTTTTTCCGTTCTGTATTTGTTCACAGTAAATCAGCATTATTTTCAATAACAAGAGTAAATAATGGAGGAATATTTGTCTAACGAAGCTTTAGGAGTATTTCACAATGCTTTAATACCACAATTTGTAACACAAAGAAAAAAACTAGGCATTTCACAATTAGAAATGGATGAAATCGTAGGAGTTGCCAAAGGGTTAGTTTCTAAGTGGGAATGTGGAGTACGAAAACCAAGTGGTTATCTGTTCTGTATATGGGCTGAAGCACTTGGAATGACAATAACATTACAACCAAAGGTGCAACATGACAATCAACCCAGATCTTAATCCTGGCGACATAACAAATGATGCAATTGTAAATGAAGTTATTAAAAAAATACTTGATCGACATATGCAAGGTATGGAAACTTTTGGTAAAACAATGGCTTCTAATGAAAGACCACTAGATCAATGGATAGCAGAAACAATTGAAGAAATGTTAGATGCTGTTCACTATTTAGTAAAGGCTAAAACACAAATAGATCAATTCAAAACTAAACAAAAAGAATTGGAAACTATTGTTTCTACTTTTAAAAATGAAACTTTTAAAGAAAGTGTTGATGTACCAGTTCAAGAAAAAATCTAACGTAGACTATTCTGCTCCTCACAATAGGCAGATGTATTTTAGGATGAGATTACTTAGGTTCTATAAAAATATAGAATTTGATGAAGACATTTATGATCGTACTGCAACCATGATCTTAAACGGAACTCTCCCCTATCGTCATGTAAATCAAATAGAAAAACTAAGGATTGAATATGAAAAAAAGAGAAAAGAAAAATATGAAAAACTCAAAAACAAAGGTGCAGCATCTATCGGATGTAAAGTTAGAGAAGTTGTTAATAGCTTTAGCAAAGCGATATAGCAATAGTTCTTTGGAGTTAGGTGTTCAACATTATTTTAAAATAGGAGGAAGCATATGAATAATAAATTTACTGAGCAGCAACAAAATAAAGTTATTGCTACTTGGGATTTGTGGTCCGAAAAAATTAAAAAAAATTCTAAAGTATGGGATGAGAAACAAGAGCTAATGATGGCTGTAATAGAAACAATGATAGAGAAAGGGTTACATGAAGAACGAGCAATTGATAAACGGAGAAAAATTCGATCGTAACACAGGTATAGGTGGATCGGATGCTACAAGAATATACGAAGGTGATTGGCATCAATTATGGTCTGAGAAAACTGGTAAGACTCAATACCCAGATTTGTCAGATGTGTTGCCAGTACAAATGGGCATACATACAGAGCCATTTAATATTATGTGGTTTGAGAAAAATACAGAAATGAAAGTTAAAGGTAACAACGATCATTTTGTTCATAAAGATTACGAACACTTATACTCACACCCAGATGGTGTTGTAGATGATGCTAATGCACTATTAGAATGCAAACATACTAATGCATTTAGTAATGCTAAGAAATGCTCTGATAAATACAAAGCACAGTTACAGCACAATATGATGGTCTGTGGTTATGATAAATTGTATGTGTCTGCGTTTTTTGGCAATCTTAAATGGGAGCTTATTGAAGTTACTGAAGACAAAGAGTTTCAAGAGCAACTGTTAAATGCTGAATTAGTATTCTGGCATTATGTGCAAACTAATAAAGAACCACCAGAGTTTATAGATTTCACTAACTTTAACAATAAGGAATACAATGAAGGTAGAACAATTATACCCATTCTCGCCAGGGCATAAGAAGGTAGATACTTCAATAGAAGCTGCTGAATCAATGATGGAGAAGGCAGAAACTATTAGAAATAAAGTTCTAAATGTTATTGCTAATAAAGGTAATTTTGGGGCTACTGCTGATGAAGTAGCTGAGTTGTTAAACTATAGTCCCTTTACAGTTAGACCAAGAGTGACGGAGTTATTCAAGCTTAATAAAATTGAACGTAAAGATAAACGTAAAAATCTAAGTAATAAAGCTGCATATGTATATGTGGTTTCTAACCAATAATAACAAAGGAATATGATGAGAACTGGTGAACAAAAAAACTATTACATCTGGGACAGAGCAAAAGCTACTGATCCTGCGTGGACAAAACCTTTTCCTAAGTTTGGAAAAACATTAACTACTATTGATCCTATGTCACAAGTTATGTGCATGACAGGATTGTTTGGCCCAGTTGGCAAAGGTTGGAGATTTAAAAATACTTTTACCTACACAGAGCAAAATGTGTTTGCAGAAGTTATTGTCCAATGGAAAGACAATGATACTTGGTATGCTTATGGCCCAATATCTAGTGTGTGTGCTTTGTATAAAAAAGCAGGTACGTTAGATGATGAAGCTTGTAAAAAAGCATCTACTGATGCGTTGACTAAAGCATTTAGTTACTTAGGTCTTAATGCCGATGTGTTTCTTGGTATGTTTGACAATAATAAATATGTTTCAGAAATGAAATCAAAATTCAGCTCTAATGGATCTGCTGATAATGTAAAAGTAATAGATCCAAAATCTATAAGGAAGGTTCAAAATGATTAACAAAGTTATTTTAGTAGGAAGATTAGGTGCTGATCCAGAGATCAAGCAAACTAAGAAAGGCGATGCGTTTGCAAATATGTCTATTGCTACTAACAAAAAAATGAAAGACGAAGAAAAAACAACTTGGCATAAAGTTGTAGTCTTTGATCCTAGATTAGCAGACATGGTTGGCAAGTATGTCAAAGCTGGTACACAACTTTACCTTGAAGGTGAAATTGAAACTAGAACTTATGAAGATTCTGGTGGTCAGAAAAGATATGTGACTGAAATTATTGTACCAAGATTTAGTGGTGTTATCAGAATGTTAAGCCCTAAAGGTGAAAACAAACCTGCTGCACCAGTTGCACCTGCTGCTTCGTCTAACGATGATGCTTGGGATCAACAGTTCTAAATATTAAAGAATTTAGGGAGGTTTCAAATCAGTTGTTCCTCCCTAAATAGGCGATACAGTAATCCTCTACATCAGAAATGATTAGTAAAGCACTAGAATTGTAAGATTTATCTTATTGGTTTGGATAGTACCACTTTAGCGAGTTTAAACTATCCTAATAAGTAGTGCTTAACTAAGACTATATTATTAAGGAGATGTTAAGCTAAGTTAATAGTCCAGAATATAGTATGAAAAAAAAGCTACAAACAAAATTTAGAAGGTTGCCATAATGTGTCGTCCCCTTCTAATTACTGTTAACTACGCAGTTAAAATATGTAGTTGAATGGGATGAACATTCGTTAAATCATCAAGGCTAGTTCATTACTAGCTTCCTGAGTAAGCAATGCAATTGATCTGTTAATATTCCAATTGGGGGGTATATAAGAAGACAACGGATATGGGAATAACCTTCAGTCGTTGACAGTTGTATTTGCTTACTTTTTTTTATCGAAATAATTAATGACATTGGTGTGCTTTGGCGAGTTGACCTTTAGTCCGTCTTCACCAAACAATTCTTCAAATACTTCATCTTGTCCACCAAAATAAACATTAAAAGGATCAGCATCATCTATAACTCTTTGAGATTTTTTAACAGCATATTCAATGCCCATTCTTTTACAAATAAGATTAATTTGTTTTCTAAGATATTGAATTTCTTCAACAGCTTCGTATAGTTTTCTGTATTCGTAATTACTCATAAGTGCGTTTTCATAAAACACGATAACCCCTACCCTGTCAATATGAAAAATAAATTAGATTTAAAAAAAATATTTAAAGAACGTAAAATAAGAATAACCGATTGTCAGATTGCAACGGAAGAATTAAATGATTTTATAACTCTTGATTTAATTAAACGTGGAAATATTGATGCATCTCTAGTTGCATTGACTTCAACTATTATGAATATAGCTTGTTGGTATAACAAAAAAGAATTTGTTATAGATCTTTTACAAGGTTGTACTGCTCAAATAGAACAGGATAAGTTTGTTGAGTCTGGTAAAAGACTTAATTAAGCTGCGTTAAATGTTAAATTAATTTTACAATGTTTTTTTACAAAATCTAAAGTAGATAATATATTACTTACATTCCAATTAATAAACGCAACAATAGTATCTTCACTTGGTCTAATGTTTATAATTCTTTTGTCCATACAACCTCCAGTAATAGGATCTAAATACACAAAATAACCTGCTTCTATACATTCATCTATGTATTTAGTTAAGGTTTTATGCGAACATTTAAGCTTTTTAGATAAACATTCTTTATAAACAATTTCTCCTTTAGACGATGCCGAAATGACTTCAGATAACATTCTCCATTTTTGCATACCTGTAAAATATTTTAGAATATTATCATTTTCAAAATTTGCATATAAACTTAATTCTGTTTCAGCAAAATCTTTACACAAATCATAAGCTTTATGCATATCTTTTAATTCTAAATAATGATCTGCATGAATTGCTTTTAAATTTAATCTTGCTGCTATTTTTAAATGTCTTTCAATTTGTTCAGTAGTACAATTTTTATGTATTCCTGAAATTATTTTGCTAACTGATTCTTTCATAATTCCTTCCATTAATTATTTTTATAAGTCAATATGCTATTACGCACTTAGGGTAAAGAATACCGTAAACTTTACTCACAATTATGTGAATAAAATCAACATCTATTTAAAGAGTCCTATAAGACTCCAGAATTGACGTGACAATTATAACAGCTAGATGTACCAATTATGTTCTCATTAGCCCTCTACGTTGGGCTATGAGTCTTCTAGAGTCTATTATTTTGATATTCTATCCATGTGATTGTAAATTCTGCCAATTTGTTTATCAATAGACATAATTTCTTCGGTTAGCATACCCATATGAACTTCTAATTGAACAATAGTCATTAAAGCCCAACTAGATATTCCTAAAAGAATTGTACCCAACAAAGGTAATATCCATTTATTATTTTTCATTATTAAATATTTTACTTCCTATAAGAAAATTTTTAAAATCAATTTCTAATTGTTTTATTTTTTTTTCAATTCGTTTCATTTTATCATCAGTAACAATTCTTTTACCTTTGTTTGTTTCTATATTTAATAATAAATGTTGTTGATTTTCACTAAGTCTAGCTATGTAACCTTTAAAATTTTTTAAATGAGTATCGTTTATAATACTAATTTCAGTTTTATTTTTATTAATAGTTTCAGTTAAATATACAATGTATCTAACACCTGTAAATGTTCCTACTATTATAGAAATTACAACTGGAATCATTATTACGTTTTTTTTTAATAAATCTAAAACGTTCATATATAATTAGTTGTTGTTAAAATAATTAATGAAAACCACATTATTGTTAAAAAACAATAAACAAAGTATTTCATTTTTTTTTAAGTTTGTTCATAGTAGTTACTCCAAATGAAGCTCCTACGATGGTCAAAATAATGTACCAAAACATTGGATCTGCAAACTCAAGTATTTCCCATCCTCTTTGCATAGTGTTTTGAGTGTATGGAATAAAATGACAAGCTAAAACTAATGTAAAAAATACAACTAACCATTCATCTTTCCAAGAATGTTCTTGTTGCCGAATTTGTTCAACTGAAATTGTTTTAATAGATTCTATTTCTGCTGCTCTTATAATTTTAGTTTTTTCAGCTTTATGTTGAAAATGTGACGAAGCTTTAGAAATCACCATTTTGGTTAATGGGTTTTTTAATAAAGGAAGAATAAAATTAAGCATATCGCCATACGTTAGGTCTAACTACAAATTTTTCATCTTGGTCTACAGTACACCAATCTAAATGAGTAAATGTTTTAGCTATACCTATACCTAATGGTCTGGGATCATAATGAAATGCAAATCTTAGTAATTGGTATTGTGTTTGTGTATCTGTAGAAATATCAATTCCAAGTCCTGTAACGTGTGGCCCATTATCGCCTGTGCTAGATACAGAGTTATTATGTTCAGCACACCTATAACCAGAATTAACTGATACACTTTTACCTAAGTGTGTTCTGTAAGATTGTAAGAAATCTAAAACTATTGGTGAAACATTTAAAGCATTACAATGACTACAAGCAAACTCTGTTGCTGAGAAATTGTACCATCTTGCTGTGTCCCATTGATCTGCAGAAGTTATCATCTAAACATTCTCCAAATTTTAAACCAAAATGTTTGAATTGGTTTTAACTTTTTATGAAACCATTCTCTTATATTATTAATTTTTACCATATTGTTTTTCCAGTCTATCCATAGAAACAAATTGACTTTCTTGTATATGGTTATCCCATATGCCAAGCTCAACTATTCCCCAAGACCAACCTGTCATGTTTAGTCTTGCATACTCCTCTATGTGGCCAAATGGCAACGCACAACCTACATTAATAATACGCACCGAGTTTTTATTCCCTATTTTGGCTTGTTTCCAATCTCTAAACTTGTGTGTGTGGCCGAATACAATGTCGTTAGTAGCATCATTAGCAACCTGTACTTCACAGTTTTTTCCACCATATTCTTTACCCATAATGTTTAATGGACAATGAGTAAACGATACTCCACCTATAATTTTAAATGCACCATAAGGTGAAAATTTCCAATTACGTTTAGAAAAAGAGTCATGTAATTCTTTTTTCATCATACCTGCAATTTCTGGTATATTTTCTTCAAACCTATAAACACGTTGTTCATGATTACCTAATGTAACGTGTCTTGGTATTTTAGGATTATCAATATATTTATCCATTATATCTATAGCAGATCTTAAAGAATCTATATCTACCATGTATTCATCTTTAAGTTTTCCTGCTTGTGTAGAATTTTTTTGAAAAAAACTTAAACTATCAAATGAAGCCCAATCACCTATTTGTATAATATAATCTGGTTTAGCTGCTTTAATGTATTTACCAATCCATTTAAATCTATCTTGGCTAACGTGTGGGCTGTCATGAGCATCACCTACTACAATAATTTTATGACCTTTAAACATATTTTATTTTATAAAGAAATAAAAAATAGAAGCTATAAAACTTCCCAAAAGAATAATAATGCTACCAGCACCTTTCCATTTATTCATATCTGCTCTCATTTCTTTAACATCCTTTTTTAATTCATCCATTGATTTTAATATTGCGTTCATTCTTTCAGTACATATTTTCTCATGAGAAGATAACCTTACAGAAGTAAAAGCATCTGTCATTTTTTTAGAAGTTATTTTTTTATTATTACGCATTATTACCTTTGTGTTCATTACAAAAATAAGTAACGTATAATTTTTCTTTATTAAATTGATTTTGAAATTTATTTATAAAAGCTATTGATATTTCTGCACCACTTTTAGTACAATCTGTCCAGTTATAAAATTCAACATTATGTATTTTAGGTGTTGCACAAACTCCATTTATAGCTGAACAAATTGCATAAGCTAAAATAAATTTCATTTATAATTGCTATATAAATTGCAACTATAGATAAACGCACAATAACTTAATTTGTATTTATGCTGTGTAATCTTTACCAGCTACAATTGCTGCATTAGATGCTGTCATATTTTCAGTAGTCCAAAAATCTTTAGCAACCATAATTTCTAGGTGTTCAACATTTCTGTCAACACAATCTTGTTTTTCAGTAGCTTCTTCGTCTGCCATTTTAGTACCAGCAATAACTTCATTAATTAAAGTTACTGAATGTCCCATAGCTGTAAAGTCTTGTGCTATTTCTTCTGTTGTTTTTACTTCTTCACTCATATTATTTATCCTTTGTTGTTATTTTTTTATATTCATCAATAATTAATCTAGGTTCAACCATGTTGTTTCTAGGGTCGCTATCGTTGAATTTTGTTTCATTCCATTTGCTATTCATATGGAATTGTAAATTAGTATTTTGTTTGTAACCAAACTGTGTCCAACGTGTTGAACCCCAAACGACTACACCTTTTTTATTTGCTGATGGTGAAAAATGATTTAAGCAACTATCAATAGCTACAAATCCTGTCGCATCTTTTAGTAATTCATGTATCTGTGTCCAATGTAAATCACATCTAATAGTGTCATTATAATGTGGCTCGTTAGGTAAAACACAGTTAATAATAGTTGTATCAGGGTATTCTTCTCTCAACATATTAACTACTTGTTGAGCAAGGTATGGTTGGTAGTTTCTATTTGGATTAATATTTGTGTATTGGTTACTGGCATTAAAACCCATTTGAGGTTGTCCACCAGAAAATTGAATTAAAATATATTTACCTATTTCATTTTTAGTAAGCCATTCTTTAACACTGTCTTTATGATGCTCTGTATAAAGTTTAGGCAACATAGACTTATCGTATTTAACACCATGATGTTCACAGTAGCTTTCAATGATATGTTGCTTACCAAATTGAAAATTAGATTTGTAAGGCTCACAGTAAAAGATGTTATCTGATGCCATTATTCTTGGGTCTGTTAAAGGTAGTGTTTGTTCTAAAACTAATTTGACATCTGGGTTACTGGCAAAGCAACCAATGTAAGGTGTGTATATTTGAACTTCTGCTTTTTCTTTTAACTTAGGTATTAAAGCTGTGAAAGCTGTACATTTACCAACGCCTCCTTCTACAACATAAGTATTCATTACTTATCCTCTAATTTTTTTACTTTTGCTGTTAATTCTTTAATTGCATTTACTAATATTGGAATTAAATGACCACTTTGGTATTTTAAAGTTTCTTCATCTTCATTATCAATAATAACAGGATTATCGCCTTCAAGTGCAAGTATGTCTTGAGCCTTAAAGCCATATTTTTTATTACCATGTGCAACTTCAGTATCTCTATCTTTTCTAAAATTATATTTAATTGGATTAAGTTGATTAACAAAATTTAAACCATGAGGAACAGCTTCAATATTCATTTTATCTCTTGCATCAGAAGTTACTGTCCAAGCAACTTTTACATAAGCATGAGTTATATTATTATCTCCTAAACCTATTCTATTATCTTGTGCTTCAATTGTACCAGCTGGAGAAGTACTACGACCTGCGTGTTTTCCTAATA